GTATGGTTCTTAGAGCCGAAGATACATTACCATCAGAAATATGGGATTCAAGATTGGGACCAATTTTTTGGGAAAAATTTAGAGACGCTTGGCCTGATAAATTATATAAAGATGACCAAAGACACCTTCAACAGTATTTATTTATGAGATTCTCTCAATTAGAGGCGAAAGACTTGGCAAATTTATCGAAAGCATTTTTAGCGGATAAACCTGAGGCTAAGGAAGTTTTTGACAGAATGGTTAATGAAATCGTAGAGATTCTTAAAAAACACAAATATGAATCAAAAATGTCTGATGACAATGATGATAGTGATGATAGTGATGATAGTGATAATTACGGAAATAATGATGATGATTTTGATGACTTAGATGACTTAGACGATATTGATTTATCCGCATTAGGTTTCTAAAAAAAAATAAAATTAAAGTAAAACCCTCTTTTATTAACTTAATTGAGGGTTTTGATATTTATATATAAATGTTTATATGAGTTTAACAAAAGAACAAGTATTAATTGAATACGTAAAATGTGCTAGAGATGTTGAATATGCCCTTAGAACGTACTTAGAAACATACGATAATACGGTTAAAAAATATGTTCCATTGGAACTTTTTCCTGACCAAGTTGCATTACTTAACGACTACGAAGAATACAATGAGAATATAGCATTAAAGTACAGACAGGCTGGTGTGTCAACAGTTACCGCAGCTTGGATGTCACGAAAACTTGTATTTGCTAAAAAAGCTACTCCCGAAAAAATATTGATTATTGCCAATAAGTTGGATACTTCATTGGAGATGGCAAACAAAATAAAGGCATTCGTTTCTCAATGGCCTTCTTGGACCGGTGTAGAATTTGATAAAACAAAAAATTCCCAAAAACATTATAAATTAACAAATGGGTGTGAGGTTAAAGCCGTTGCAACATCTAAAGATGCCTTGCGTGGATTTACACCTACCATACTTGTATTTGACGAGGCGGCGTTTATTGAAGCCGATAGTGATTTTTGGTCTGCGTGTATGGCGTCCCTATCTACGGGGGGTAAAGTAATTGTGGTTTCAACACCAAACGGATATGACCAAATTTACTATGAAATATATGACCAAGCATTACGTAATATGAATGACTTCAAAATTACGGAGATGTTTTGGTATAGAGACCCAAGATACACTAGTGACTTATTTTTAGTTAAAACTGATGATATAATTCATTTTTTATTAAATAAAGAAGACTATAACCCTGACGATTTTCTTGATTGGTCAAAAATACCATATGCAAATAGAAATTACAAAGAATTAAGGGTTCTTATGGATGCCGGATATAAACCTTGTTCATCTTGGTTTGAGGCGATGGTAAAAAAATTAAAATACGATAAACGTAAGGTATCTCAGGAGTTGGAATGTAACTTCTTAGGTTCCGGAGATAACGTATTTGATTCTGTTATGATGCAGAAAATTCGTGAGAATATGGTATTGGAACCAAAACAAAAATTAATGGGTAATGCCCTTTGGATTTGGAAGGAACCGGTAATTGGTCATAAATATATTATGGGTGTCGACGTTTCTCGTGGGGATTCTGAGGATTTTAGTTCATTCCAAATTGTGGACTTTGACACACAAGAACAAGTTGCCGAATACGTTGGTAAATTACCTCCGGATACTATGGCGGAAATTTGCCATAAATGGGCGACAATATATTCTTGTTTTGTTGTTATTGATATCACTGGTGGTATGGGGGTTTCAACATCAAGAAAATTACAAGAGATGAATTACAAAGATTTGTATGTTGACGGTGTTGATAGTGCGAACAAATGGAAATATGACCCAAAAGCTGCTGAGAAAATTCCGGGAATAAACTTTAATAATAAAAGGGTTCAAATTATAGCATCATTTGAAGAAGTGATGAGACACGGATTTAGAATTTATAGTTCTCGTTTGTATAATGAGATGAACACCTTTGTTTATATCAATGGTAGACCTGACCACCAAAAAGGTCATCACGATGACTTAATTATGTCTATTGCTATGGCAACTTATGTTGCTGAGTCATCATTCAGTAAATTAACAAAAGTTACCGAACAGACCAAAGCAATGTTAGAGTCTTGGGCTGTAAGTAATAATGAAGTAGTATCTAAAAATTTAGAATTTAACCCGGTTATACCAAATTATTATGGAACAAATCCAAATCAAATGGGACAACAAAGTATTTCAAAAGAAGATTATATGAAATATGGTTGGTTATTTGGAGGTAGGTAATATTTATAAAATAAAACCAAATGGGATTTGTAAATAGAAAAAAATCAGGTAATATATTTGCGGGGTCAAGACTAGTCGTTGATGGTCAGGGAATTTATAATGTTAAAATTCTTAAATTTGGTCCTGAACGACAAAAATCTCCTTTAGAATTTTTCAGACCAGTTGTTGTTCCTCAACCAATACCGGCACCATTATGTGATTTTAATGGTATTATATTTATGACCCCAACTCCAACACCAACAAATACTGTTACTCCAACAGTAACTCCAACACTAACACCTACAAATACTGTAACACCTACTAATACGGTCACACCAACTCCAACACCAAGTTGTAATTGTACTTATATTGATGTTACAATAACTGAAATTGATTTGATACTTGCAATAGGTAATACAGACCCCAATGATAATAATTCGGTTTTTGTTAAATATCGTAATTGCGGTGGAGGATTAGTAAGTAAACGATATACAATTGATGGAACATTTTTAAACGACATTTGTGCAAATTCAGGTACTGAACCCAGTGTGTCATATTTTCGCAATAATAACCAACAGTCTGCGTCTAGTACTGCAGTAAATAATGGACAATGTTGTACCCCTCCAACACCCACTCCGACAATAACTCAAACACCAACTCAAACTCCAACGACAACTGTGACTCCAACTATAACACCGACAAATACATAATCTATACAGAATAATTAAAAAATATTTATAATTTCAATATGTCAACATATATTCTAATAACAACTGAAAACTACGACGGTCAAATGGGTCAAATAACGTTCTACCCATCAGCGGGTGGTACAATTAATTTGGGTTCAGTTTTGTTACCTTATGAATATTATACTGACGATTTTTATGGGAGATATAGTATTTACATTCCAAGTGAAGATGTTACTTGTGAATTTAGACTTATTACACCAACACCAACAAAAACTCCTACAAAAACTCCTACAAATACTCCTACAAATACCCCAACAAAAACTGTTGCACCAACTATTACACCTACCATAAGTGTTTCACCCACAAAAACTCCAACGGTTACACCAACAAATACCTCAACTTTAACCCCAACTCCAACGAAAACTCAAACTCCAACACCAACGGTAACTAGAACACCAATACCTACTAGAACACCTACTCAAACACCAACACCTACGGTTACAACAACTAGAACACCAATACCAACTAGAACGCCAACACCATCGGTAACTAAAAGTCCAATACCTACTACAACACCTACTCAAACACCAACACAAACACCTACACAAACACCTACGAAAACCGTTACTCCAACTATAACACAAACTCCAACAATAACTAAAACACCAACACCAACAAAGACTGTAACTCCGACTATAACACCAACAAACACTGTAACTCCAAGTATAACACCTACGAGAACCGTTACTCCAACTATAACACCAACAAACACTGTAACTCCGACTGTAACACCAACTTGTGCAAGACCTGTTGGATTAACAGATTTTTCTTTTAAGTCTTGTCGAGGTCTTCCAGGTCCTTGTGTTAATTTCACCAGTAGTCTAACCGCTGCGTGTAACGCTCAGCAAACTGGAACAGGAAGTTTTGGTGGACAGATACATCAAGCTGCGAGTTTAACAATTGGTCAAAATGTTTACTCTACAAGTTTAAGTACAAGCTGTGACTTAATCCCTACAGGATATTATATTGTTGGAGATGACGTTCTTAATGACCCTATTGTTCAAGTTATTAACGGAGTTATTGTTAGTTTACCAAGTTGTCCATAATAAATGGAAGATATAATTGGACAATAACTGATGGAGGAGGTGGTTTTCAATTTTAATTGGAATATTAATAGCGGAGGTCCAATATAATAAAACAAAGTATTTATTAAAGGATAATAAGATTTAGATTTTTAATATGGAAAATAATCAAAATAATAATATGACAGTATGGCAACGTTTATCGAGTGCCTTTGGTCCTAATGCTCAATTAGGTCAAGATTACCCTGTTTATAAATTAGATAAGAAGGAGTTATTAAAAACAACTTCTCAAGCAGAATACGAAAGAGAAAAATTACAAGCCCAACAAACTTACTATTTAGCCAATCAATGGACTAAGATTGAAAGTAATTTATATACCCAAGCCGTTTATTATGAACCAACAAGACTAGCGTCATTCTACGATTATGAATCGATGGAATATACTCCTGAAATATCGGCAGCGTTGGATATCTATGGTGAAGAGTCAACTACGGTTGACCAAAATGGTTTTATGTTACAGATTTATTCTGAATCAAAAAGAGTTAAAGGTATATTAGCCGATTTGTTTAACAACGTTTTAGATATTAATACAAACTTACCTATGTGGACAAGAAACACTTGTAAATATGGTGATAACTTTGTGTACCTAAAATTAGATGCTGAAAAAGGTATTATTGGTTGTATGCAATTACCAAATATTGAAATTGAACGTTTGGAAAGAGGTATGGCGGCAAAATCAGCAAACCTTGAAGAACCTATAGAAAATAAAGGTTTAAGGTTTAAATGGAAAGCAAAAGATATGGAGTTCAACTCTTGGGAGATTGCTCATTTCCGTTTATTAGGTGATGATAGAAAACTTCCTTATGGAACATCTATGTTAGAAAAAGCAAGACGTATTTGGAAACAATTATTATTATCCGAAGATGCTATGTTAATTTACAGAACATCAAGAGCACCTGAAAGACGTGTATTTAAAGTATTCGTTGGTAATATGGATGATAAAGATGTTGAGGCATATGTACAACGTGTTGCAAACAAATTCAAAAGAGACCAAGTTGTTGATGGTAAAACAGGTAACGTGGATATGAGATTTAATCAAATGGCTGTTGACCAAGATTATTTTATTCCTGTTCGTGACCCTGCGGCAACATCACCAATTGATACATTACCGGGAGCTCAGAACTTAGCAGAGATTGCTGATATCGAATATATTCAAAAGAAATTATTAACCGCTCTTCGTGTTCCTAAAGCGTTTTTAGGGTTTGAAGAAGTAACCGGTGATGGTAAAAATTTATCATTGATGGATATTCGTTTTGCAAGAACAATTAATAGAATACAGAAATGTATGATTGCCGAATTAAATAAAGTCGCAATCATTCATTTATTCTTATTAGGATTTGAGGATGAATTATCAAACTTTACATTAGGATTAACAAACCCATCTTCTCAAGCGGACTTATTAAAAGTTGACCTTTGGAAAGAAAAAATATTATTATACAAAGACGCTGTTACCGCGATTGAAGGTATTGCTCCGGTATCAGTATCGTGGGCTAAGAAACACGTATTAGGATTCTCTGATGATGAAATCAAATTAGATTTACAACAACAAAGAATTGAGAAAGCCGTTGGTGCTGAATTAACTAATACCGCAACAATTATCACTCATACAGGTATCTTTGATAATATTGATAAATTATACGGAAACCCTGCATCCGGAACAACAGCAGGAGCCCCTCCACCTGCTGAAGGTGGTGGAGGAGGAAGTTTTTCAAGTTTAGGTGGTGGACCTGAATTAGGTGGACCACCAGGAGGACCTGAATTAGGTGGAACACCTGAAGAGGCACCGGGAGCACCGGCACCAGCGGCACCGGCACCTGAAGAAGAAACAATTCCTGAAACATTACAACGTGATAACTTAAAAATATTGGTAGAAATAGGGTCAATGACTGAGGACGATTCATATATTGATTTATCTAGAGGAAAAAATTCTTTAGGGGAAATTGAGAAACAATTAGGAAAACTTCTAAAAGATTGATATTTATATTAAAAAACAAATTATGAAATTCGGTATATTAAAATCAAAAATAGAAAATGTGTTATTGGAATCATACAAAAACAACACATTTAAGGATGAATTAAAAACATTCAAAAAACTTGTTATTGAGAATAAAAATGTTGCAAAAATATTTTATCTTTATGATGAGTTAAATACCCCTAAAGGGTTAAACGAATCTTACAGTAATGATTATATCAATGAATGTATTAAAATTTACGAGAATACCGTAAACAAAATAAAACAATCAGATATTAATCAAATTGTTGCTTGGGTTGGAAATAAAAATGTTGAAAGT